AAAATTTAAAGATAAGCGCAAGCAATTAGACGCAGAATTTAAAAAAGCACACTTTACTGTTGAGCGCAAAAACGCTCTATTTGCTAAATACGCAAATGCTATAAATCCAGACCAACGCTCTATCATCTATCAAAATATAGAAAAAGAACTGTTTAATACAGTTGCTGCTCAGTTTGGATATACAGAAAAACAAGTTGCTCAAGCCTATGCTGCGTTTGCTAACACTAGAACCAAGATGCACAATCTTATCAAAGAGCGTTCATATAGCGGTGCTGTAGATACAACAACTGGTGCAAAACTTGGCGCTAAAATTGTTGCTATTCCAGATACTGAAGGATTAACACATCTTCTTCCTCTTCCTTTAAATGAATCTCAACTTTTAAAGGAAATGGCAACTTTAGATATTGACGGTATGTATAAAGTTCTACGTCGTCACAATAGAGCAGAGACTGGATTTGGTAATATAACACCAATTCAAAGTGCTTACAAATATGCAACTCAAAGAAAATTAGAAGCCCAAGGTCTGGTTGATGGAATAGACCAGATGTTAAAGTTTCAAGTTCTTGCTCGTATTGGATATCCAATACGTAACGTATCAGAAGGTAGCCTACGTATTATGGCTACAGTTGGACCATTGACTTTAATCCACGCTGCAACTGCTGGAAGCAAAAACTTAGCACTAAAAGGCCTAGGTGCTTTAGGATTTAGAGAATCTTTAGAATTTGCTCAACGCCATAATCTTGAAACAGAAAAGCATATTCTACAAGCAGTTAGAGATCTTTCTGATGATCCAGATGCTATAGATTTACAAATTAAAGAAATTACTGAAATTCTTGCTAAAGGTATAAAACCAAATGGCAAAAATGGTTATGGAACAATTGAATTATTGGGACATACAGCCGAAGATGCTCTAGGTGCTACACCAACTCAAATGAAATTTCTTGACGAAAAATTTATTAAAAATCAATCTACTGTTTTTGAAGAAACAATTACGAGAAGCAGAGATCGAATCAACAGTGCACTTCAACAGACTGGTGACTGGGTAGACATTGCTGGAACCGAAGATGGATGGGCAGATGCTTATCTCCGTTTAGTTAACCGTTCTATTAAGGGTTCTAAGATTACCTCTAGAATATTAGCAGGGCAGAGCCCTAAGCAAATTGAAACATATTTAAAAACTGATACGGAAGGCATAAAGATAGCCAGGTCTATTGGTGGTGCTAGAGGTGGAGAAAACGTAGAAGAAATCGTTCGTTTAAATTTTGAAAACGTAAATCATATATTTTCAGCAGACAGTGCAGTAAGTAAAGAATTTATGACAATTGCATCAAAACGAAATATTACTGCAGATGATATTGAGACTTATCTAGGAGTGGATGCGGCAAAATATCCTACTATTAATGGTGCTCAAATTACATCTACTAATGGAACAAATGGTTTAGTAAAAATTGGCTCTGATTTTTTAGAAACGTTCTACAAATATTTTGGTCAAATTCCAGAAGATACATTGACAAGATCTCCTTTATATGTTGAACTATATCGTCGTCGCATGGCAGCATCTGTAAAGAACGCTATAGATACATTTGATGGTGATACCATTCCTCCTAGATACATGAAGGATATGACAAATAAAGCCCGTCAATGGGCCAGATCAGAAATGCGTCGTAACCTTTACGATCTTTCAGAAAGAACAGACTCAGCGCACTCTGTTAAATATTTCTTCCCATTCTTCGGAGCATTTTCTGATGTTATGGAAAAGTGGGGCAAAATAGTAATTGATGACCCATCTGTTCTAGCAAAAATGAATACCATATATAACTCTCCAGACAGAAATGGTATGACAGAAGAACGCAATGGGATTACTTACATTAACGTGCCATCTGAATGGGTAAAACATGCTTCATTTGGTAAGATAGAAGCGCTTCAAATTCCTAAAGCAAGTCTTAACCTTATCTTTCAGGGTGGAACTTGGTGGAACCCAGGGGCAGGTTGGTTTGTTCAGCACTTTGCATCTCAAATTGTTAAGGACAATCCAGGAATGCAAGCAAATAAAATAATTGAAGAAATTCTTCCTTATGGCCCTCAAGATACAAGCGCAAGAGATTTATTAATTCAATCTTCTGGACTTAGAAAAATTGTTTCTATATTTAATAAATCAGACCCACGTCGCCAACAATTGACTGCTACTATTCTTGCTGAAGAAAATGTAAGATTTGAATTAGGTGAAAGAAATACACGTCCATCTTTGGATGAAATAAACAAACGCGCTATTTGGGTATTAGGGCTAGAGGCAGCAACAAGGTTAAGCCTACCTTTTGCTACAAATGTTCGATCACCTTATCAGTTCTACATTGATGAATTTCAAAGAATGAGAATTGAGAATCCAGATACAGCATCAGAGGTATTCTATAAAACATACGGTGATACGTATTACAACATGGCTATAACATTTTCTAAGAATAATACTGGAATTGCTGGAACAGAATCAGCATTTAAAGAACAAAAAAGACTATCAGATCTTATTTCTAAAAATCCTGAATATGGTTGGTTTGTTGTAGGGCCAGCAAATGGAGATGCTTTTAATAGCGCTGCATATAAGGCTCAATACGGCACTCCAATTGCTCCTGGTTCTACTACAAATTCAAGAGAGAAACTAGACTATATTGAGGTTACTGATAAGATTCAGGCTGATAAAGGTTGGTTACAGTATAAGACAGCATCTGCCAAAATTGAGGCTGAAAGAATTTACGCTGGTTTTTCTAGTCTAAATCAAAAAGGCGCAGAGTATCTTGCTGAGAAAAAAGCAAAACTTGTAGAACTTCTTGGACAGGCTAATCCACAATGGTATACATCATATATTAATATTAATACTGGAAAAATTGTAAGTTTCCTACGATATGCTAATGATATTTCTAGTGATCCTAGAATTTCTGGTCGTAGTGATATTTCTACAATTAAATTATATATTGCAGCGAGAGAAAAGACACGAATGGCTTTGGCTAACAGAGGTTCATCTAGTATCCTTTCTGATGAGAACATGGATCTTAGAATTGCCTGGGATGCTTTTGTTGGTAAATTAATAAATTCAGATATAACATTTGGGGATATATATTCTCGAATACTAGAAAAAGATGATTTGTCGAAAGGTATATAATGGCGCTAACCGAAGCAGAAAAGCAAGCCCTTCTTAAAGACTTTCTACCAACTTTGGGTAGTTCCAATCCCGCTCCTGTGACAGCAGCCGTAGAAGGCGACCTAGCCATTGATCGTGTGTATACTGGAAAGTCTGTAACTAAGACTAAAGGCGCAAGTCACATGTTCCCTAAAGGCATTACCTATACCGAGCAAGAAACAGTATCTACTTCTGAAAAAATTAATGAATACTATGACTGGACCCCACAGCAATATAATGCTTTTGTATCTAAGTTAAAAAAATTAAATTACATAGGTAAAAATGCTACTGTAACAGAACCTCAGGTTCAAGCGCTTTGGGTAAGTGCAGTAACTGGAACTTCTAGGTTCTATAATACTACAAACGGCAAAAGAAAACTTACGGTTGATGACTACCTAAGCCTATATGCTCCAGCAAAAGGCAAAGAAGATGCCAACCTACCAACACAAACTATCCAAAAGTTTGCTCCAGCAGTAGTCGACAGCCTTATTAATGAGTTTGTTCAAACAGGAATTGGTCGCAAAGCAACAGAAGCGGACTATGCAGTATATCGTCCAATAGTTAACAAGATGATCAATACTGGCTCTACCACAACTGAGGTCGAAAAAGGTGGTAAACTTATTAGAACCACAACTCCTACTTTTAGTAAGGAAGAGGCTGGTGCTGCGATTACCAAAAAACTTGAAACTAATGTTGATACCAAACTAGAAGCAAAACGTCGTAAGGCATTTGAGTTTAATCAAGTAGTTAACAAAGTAATGTCTGGAGGAATCTAATGGCCACTAACCAGGCATTTACTGAGCAATCACTTAGCATGATTCTTGCTCTTTCTAGTTCAGACCCAGATATGGCAAGGGCTTGGGAAGCATATGAACTTGGCAGATACGATGAGGCTACCTCATATCTTATGGCTAGTGCTTTCTATAAGAACAACAGTCAATCTGCTCGCCAAAGAAAAGAAGCACAGATTAACCAACCTGGTGCTTACCAGATTCAATTAGAGTCATACAAACTTGCTTCTAAGAAAAGACTTGTTTCAAGTGGTGTAAGAATAGGTGCTGCCGACTTCAATAGAATGGCAGAGACGGCATTCCTTAATGGATATACCGATGATCAACTAGACCAAGCCGTTCTTAATAGTGGCAAGGCAGATGTATCAGGCGGAGATATCCTAGGAGATGTCACCCAACTTAAGACTTTTGCTAACTCATATGGAGTAGTATCTCTTTTGAATGATAACTATTGGAAATCTAAATCACAGCAATTGTTTGCTGGAGAAACAACTAAAGAAGATATTGAAAAAGAAATTCAAGGATTATCTGCAACAGCATACCCAGCATATTCAGAAAACATCTATAAGGGTGTTTCTCTTGTTGCTCAAACATCTAACGTTATACAGACACTTGCTACTTTCCTAGAAAAAGATGCAGATACAATATCCTATGACGATCCTTTTCTACGCCAAATTCTTCAATATGTAGACCCTACAACTGGAAAGCCGACAGCAATGCCTCAATGGTTAGTTGAAAAAACAGTAAAAAGCCATCCAGATTGGGCCAAGACCAAGAATGCCCAAAGCACATTTGATTCACTAACAATGCAGGTTGCTAACGATATGTTTGGAGGTGCTATCTAATGCCAAGTCTTGATTCCATAATTGAAGAAAGAAATGCAGCAGCCGCTAAGGCAGCCGCAGCAGCGCCAGCAATAGCCAAACCATCAGCACCAGCAGCAACACCAACAAGAACTATAACAACACCATTTGATACTGGTGCGGGAACGCCAACTGGTGCAGGAACTTATACAACAACAACTACAACACCCGCCCCCACTTACACTGGTCCAAGCGCAGCAGATACGGCAGCAGCAGATAAGTTAGCAAAAGATAAAGCAGATGCAGAAAAAGCAGCAGCAGATAAGTTAGCAAAAGATAAAGCAGATGCAGAAAAAGCAAAAGCAGATGCAGAAGCGCTAAGATTAGCAAAAGAAGCGGAAGCAAAGTCACGTGCACTTGCAGATCAAGCAGCAGCAACACAGGCAGCACTTACTGCCCAAATTGAAAATGCTAAAGCAGAAGCAGCCCGTAGCGCCTCAGCAGCGCTGGCATTAGAACAAGCCAAGGTAGCAGCACTCACTGCGCAAAAGAATTCAGCAGCAGCATTGGCTGCTCAGCAAGCAAGCAAGGAAGCAAATGATGCAATTGCTGCTCTTACAGATCGTTTCACTAAATATAACTTAACTAGCCTTATTCCAAAAATTAAAGAACTTGCTATATCTGGAGCAACCCAAGATACCATTACTCTTCAATTGCAAGAAACTCCAGAATATCAAAAACGATTTAGAGCCAACCAAGAGCGCGTAAAGAAAAACCTCAAGGTTCTGTCTGCAAGCGATTACTTGAATGTAGAAGATGCGTATCGTCAAACCTTGCGTTCTTATGGATTAAATCAATTTGATAATGATGAGTATGTATCTCAATTTATTGCTAACGATGTATCTGCTACAGAACTTTCAAACAGAGTTGTGACTGCAGTTCAGCGCGTTAAGAACGCAGACCCAGCAATATCTACAACTTTAAGACGATATTATGGAATTGGAACAAGCGACTTGGTTGCCTATGTTCTTGACCCAGATCAACAATTCCAGAAAATTCAACGCCAGGTTGCAGCAGCCGAAATTGGAACTGCCGCTGGTGTTCAAGGATTTGAACCAGGAGTTGCAGTTGCGGAACAACTTGCATCCCAAGGTATCTCCCAAGCAGAAGCCCAAAAGGGTTACTCTACTATTGCAGACTTTCTGCCAACCGCTGAGAAACTATCTCAGATTTATGGAACAGAAGTTGCATATACTCAAGCAACAGCAGAGCAGGAAGTCTTCAACTCCCTTGCGTCTGCACAACGCACCCGTCAGAAATTAAGCGCAAGAGAAATTGGAACTTTTTCTGGTGCATCGGGTATAGCGCGTGGTTTAAGACCAAAGTCCGAAACAGCGCAATTCTAGAATCCTACGTGGACCGACCAGCCCCACGTAGCGTATAGACTGGTAGCAAGAGCCAACCTATTTCCCCGAATAGAATTGAGGCTTGCGACTAACAACGAATAGAAGGGTGGTTGCTATGAGCAACAACTACTGGGACGAAGAAGACGATGACCAAGATACAACAGATGTGCCTATGGATGGAAGTAACTTACTTAAAAAGTTACGTCAAGCCAAGCGCGCAGATGAGAAGCGTATCAAGGAACTTACTGAGCAACTTGAGGGATTATCCAAGGTGCAGCGTGAGCGAACTGTCAAAGAAGTTCTAGAAAAGAAGGGTGTTAATCCGAAAGCAGCACGTCTAGTGCTAAAGGATTTAGACGATGTCAGTGAAGAGTCAGTTAATAACTGGCTTGATGACAACGCTGAATTGTTTGGTCTAGAAGTCTCTCAGGAAGCACCTAGGGTTGACGAACTTGATCGTGCAGCAATGCGCCAACAAGACATAGTCACTCAAGGGGCTACAACCCCAGACCGCGCGGAAGATATGGCAATGAGAGTTAATAATGCAGAGACTGCAGATGACTTGATTGCGTTAATTCGCGGACAACAATCATAGTTTAACCTAATCACCTTGGAGGTGAACAAATGGCTAATGCCTACGTAACAACTGGCTCTTCTTCTTTAGGAGGAACTGCTGGTAGTGCTGGTTTAGTTCAAAAGGCGTATGATCGTCTTTTGGAATTTGCTCTCCGCTCAGAACCCCTAATTCGTTCTGTCGCAGATAAGCGCCCAACAAACCAATCAACCCCAGGATCAACAGTTGTTCTACAACGTTATGTTGATCTAACTGCTGCTTCTACAGCCCTCACAGAGGATGCTGATCCAGATGCAGTAGCAATGTCTACACCAACAACTGTAACTATTACTCTTGCAGAGTATGGTAACTCAGTTCTTGTTACACGTGCTTTGGAACTATTCAGTCTTTCTGATGTAGATCCAGCAATTGCTAACATCATTGCATTCAACCTTGCAGATTCAATCGACGCAGTTGCTATGACAGAACTTCGTGGTGGAACTAACGTAATCTACTCAGGTTCAACAGCAACATCAACAGCAACAATCACTGCTGCAGCAACAATTTCTTCTGCTAACATCCGTAAGGCTGTTGCAAAGTTACGCTCTGGTAAGTCAGTTGCTCGTAAGGGCTCACTATACTGGGCTGGTATCCACCCAGAAGTTTCACACGATCTTCGTGCTGAAACAGGCTCTGCTGGCTGGTTGCTTCCAAACCAATATGGTTCTGCACAAGACCGTATCTGGGCTGGAGAAATCGGACAATACGAAGGTGCTTACTTCGTAGAGTCTCCACGTCTTTACAACTCAACAGACGGTGCTTCATCAGCACGCAACTACCGCACAATTATTGCTGGACAGCAAGCAATGGCAGAAGCCGTTGCCGAAGAGCCACATGTAGTTATCGGACCAGTTGTTGACAAGTTGATGCGTCACCGCCCAATGGGTTGGTATGGCGTTCTAGGCTTTAAGCGTTACCGCGAAGAAGCACTATACCGAATCGAATCAGGTTCATCAATCGCTTAGTTGATTGAAGGTTGAGCAGTGAGAACGGCGAACACGACTCACTGCTTAACATTGAGTTCACTAAGGAGAACTAATGGCAAACTATACATTCAAGACACCATATGCTCTAGAAGGACCATCTGGTAAACATAGATTGTTTTACTTTGCTAAATTGCGCAAAGGAATTACAATTGTTAAGTCTGGCTCCACATACTCTCAAAAGAGATATATGATGGATGAAGATGCAAGTTTATATGATGTTGTCTATCGTGGTGGTTATAATCATACCGTAGATGATACCGCCAAGGCAGCATTGATTGCTGGTGGCGTAGGTGTTACAGAAGAAAACTTCACAGCAGCATAAGGGGACATATGAAACACTGGGAATACCATCCAGTATACGATGAGACTTGCTTCGGATGTAAAGCGGGAACGCTGCAGATGAACGCAGGAGATGCAACAAGAGATATACCAGATAAGAAATGGAACGCAGAACTCCAAGCCTACAGAGATGCTAGGGACCAAGGTATGCGACCAGCAGGAACAAGTATGCGTCATATCAAAGAAGCGCATACAGCCTCAGAGACTTTAGGTAAAGCCTATAACTCAGAGACTATGCCTAAAGCAAAAGATATAACTAAAAAATCCGTAGAAGTTCTCAAAGAGATTGGACAAATATAATGTCAGTTAAAGGCGAGAAGTACAAATCAATGAAGGCTATGAAGATGCACGAAAAGACAGAACCAATGTCAGCACGTATGAAAGAATATGGCAAGAAGGCTGTTGCTAAAAAGGCTACAATGAAAAAAATGGGCAAGAAGAAGTAAATGGGCTACCTAGATAATTTAATGAAGGAAGCCAAAGATTTTAAAAAGGCTTCCAACAGACGCTCAGAAAGTTCTTATAAGGGCGATACTTATCCTCCAAATGATATTGCTAAGGGTGGCAAAGGTCACGAATATTACGCAAATCAAGCAAATGCTGATCGTCAAAATCAAGATGCACAATTTGGTCAAATGATTGGCGCTCTTATTTTAGGTAAAAGTTATGACAATAAAACTGGAAAATCAATCAAAAGAAAATGAAAGATTCAAGACTAACTAGAGCAGGGGTGTCAGGTTTTAATAAACCTAAGCGCACCCCTAATCACCCTAAGAAGTCACACGTAGTTGTAGCCAAAGAAGGTAGCACTGTAAAGACTATTCGCTTTGGACAACAAGGTGTAACTGGTGATAAGCAACCAACTGCTAGACAGGCTTCATTTAAAGCCCGTCACGCAAAAAATATAGCAAAAGGAAAAATGTCTGCAGCCTATTGGGCTGACAAAGTTAAGTGGTAAGAAAGTAGGGGACAATGGAAGAAACAGTATCAATCGCTTGGTGCGATAATGGTATGGTGGACGGTAAGTTTATGCAAGGTGTTACAGATGTGATGCTCCATTCTGGAGTTCCATTTGCTACTACACTACGCAGTCAAGGAAACCAGATAGGCAGACAACGCGAGACTATTGTCAACTATTGGTATAACAACAAGAAGTCTGATTGGCTACTATGGGTAGACTCAGATGTAGTTATAAGCCCAGAGGTATTCCTCAAACTCTGGAAGAAGAAGGATGCTTTAACTAAGCCACTTCTTACGGGCGTATACTTCACCACAGATACCCCAGAAGAGCCTTTAATGGTTCCAATGCCGACTGTATTTGAGTTCGTCAATGAAGAGAACAGCGTAGGAATCAAACGCCTACATCCTCTCCCTGAGAACCAATTCTTGAAGGTAGGAGCAGCGGGTATGGGATTCGTCCTAATGCACCGTAGCGTAGTTGAGAAGATTAAGGAAGCAGTTCCTGGAGCACCACTCTTTACAGAAATTGGTGTGGATAAATCCTTTATGGGAGAAGATATCTACTTCTTTGCTCTATGCGATAAGGCTGATATCCCCGTATGGTGTGATACCTCAGCACTTGTTCCGCATATGAAACGCTTCTCGTTTGATGAGCATTACTACAAAGCATTTATGGGTGCTCCTGCAAAGGAAAAACCCAAGTCAAAGATTATTACGCCTAACAGAAAATAAGGAGTTACAATGGCACTAGGCAAAGAAGGTAGCAGTTTTAACGCAGAACTTAATCGTCTTGCGGGAACAACTGGTAAGGCAGACCAAGGTGCGGCTAATACATATGCCAGCACATCTGGTAAAGGAATCATTGGTGCTCTTAACATAAAGGCTAGTGCTTCACGCCAACCTAATGACTATAAAGGTCTTAATGCTATATGTAACGAACTTGCTGGGACTACTGGGCTATCTGCGCTTGCCGCGTTACGAAGTATAAACGTATGAGTGCAAAATATAACCTGGTCTGCAAGCAGGCAAATACATTCAACTTTCAGTTCTCTATCAAGAACGATTCAGTTCCTTGGAACATAACCAATTATGTGGTGACAATGACAGTTAGACCATTTGTAGGTGCAAGCACAACTACTGTTGTAGCAACAACCGTAAATGGTTTGATCGTGCTAGACCCAACAAACGGTAGAGTTACAGTAACTATTCCTTCTGCGACTACCGCCGATTTCACTCCATCTCGCCACGAATATGACATAGTCTTTGATTCTGGCACAGTAACAACAACAATCCTTGAAGGTAAATTCGTAGTAACGGCAGGAGTAACAGTATGAGTGAGACAGTAATTGTAGTTGAATCTATCACGCCTCAGGTATCTGTATCTATGTCTAACGATCAAGGGCCACAAGGTATCCAAGGACTTCCAGGGCTAGTTCCTGTATTCTCACGTCAGAATGAACTTTCCGTAGTAACGGGACAAACACGGTTCTACTTTGAAGAAGCAAGAACCATTACTAAGATTCGAGCAAGTGTAGGGGTAGCACCAACTGGTGCTGCTGTAGTTGTAGTCGTGTATGTTAATGGAACTTCCATTGGTACATTGAGTATAGCAGCGGGCTCGAATACAACCACTTTAACCGTAAGCAAAGAGGTTACTGCTGGAGATTATGCCACAGTAAGTATTACTGGTATAGGCTCTACCTACCCTGGCTCTAATTTAACCGTAAGTTTAACAATCAATTAAGGAGAATAATAAATGGCACTAATATCCACAACCGAAGCCAATCAAGCCTTATCCACAACTGGATGGGGATATGTATCACTTCACACAGCAACAACTTCAACAACAGGTGCGGCTGAAGTAACTGGTGGTTCACCAGCATACGCACGTGTTGCAGCAACTTGGAACGCAGCATCAGGTGGTTCAGTTACAAACTCAAATGCTATGTCAATTAACCTTCCAGCATCAACAACAGCAACACACTTTGGTGTTTGGTCTGCTTCAACTAGTGGAACATTTTACATCGGTGGAGCACTTGCATCATCTGTAACAACTGGAACAACACAGGGTGTTGTAACAATTGCTGCAGGAGCACTTTCAGTCTCTGCTTCCTAATTAGTTTAACGTTTGTCATTGCCAGGGGATTACTTCAACTTTAAGGAGATTTTATGATGAGTCACGTCACCAAGTTCTCCTTTATGGATAAGGAGTAAGCCCCTATGGCAGTAACACAAGCAACAATACCTGTAAGTAATAGCTCATCAACATCTAGTACAACGCTAACACTTAGTGTTGCATCTAATAGAAATCCTTCTGGAAGTTATAGCATTGTAAGCGTAGCGTGGGACCCAACAACAGGTTCTGGAACTCCAACAATTTCAAGCATTACAGATACTTTATCTGGAACTTGGGTTGCCTTAACTGGATACTCTTATCCAACAACCACAACAACTCTTGGAACTGGTGTAAGAACTCAAACTTGGTATAGGTCAACAGCAGGTTCTGGAACTGCCTATACTGCTACAATTACTTGGTCTGCTGCTGTAGTTGCAAAAGTAGCAAGACAATATTCATTTATTGGTATAGACTCTGGATTTCCAACTCCAACGGTTGCATCAATAAATGGAGCAAGCGCTACAACAATTGCATCTATGACAACGCCAGATATAACTGCAAATGATTTAGTCCTTTTGGTTGTTGCCCAAGAAAATGTTGGAGCCCAGGTTGAGCCAACATCTCAAAGTGGTGCTACATCTTGGAATGGATCAGGTGGACTTACCGTAGGAACTGGTGCTGCTGGAGTAGGCGTATCAATGCACACTTTAAATACTACAGGTTATGTTGGTGTATCTGGAGTTCAAACAGTTTCAGGTGCTACTGTTGCTACAGCAGCAAACTACGCTGCACAACTTATAACATTTTATGGCTTTAGATATGCTAGGACTGGCACAGCAAGCATATCCCTTGTTGCTACTGCAACTGCATCATTAAAATTCCCAGCAACTGGTTCTGCTGCAATTGATATTTCTGCAACTGGAACTGGCCAGTTACCGTCTGCGTTGCCAGCAACTGGGACAGCAAGCATCTCCATTGACGCAACTGTTTCCGTCGGTTTATCAGATTTATTTATAAGATCTGGTTCTGGCGCAATAGAACTTGTTGCTTCTGGCAGTGGAACTCTTAATGCAATTAGCCTAGGATATCCAGCAACGGGAACTGCAAATATATCTATCGTCGCTTCTGCTTCAGCAACAATAGCATTTATATACTCAGCAACAGGAACTGCAAGCATTTCCATTGCTGGAACAATGACTGCTACGGTTGATTTTCCAACAAAACCATATGTGAGCAATTTTTATAGCACAACATCATTTGCTAGCGGAACGACTACAACTCTCAGCATTGGCCCTAGTTATGCTCTAGAAAAAAATATTGTATTAATTGCTTTTGATAATAACTCATCAGTCCAGACTATTACTGGCGTTACAGACACTCACGGGAACACATATACTCCTTTAATCTCTCAATTATCTCAGCCTGCAACCCAGGGCAACCAAGATGGTTTAATATATGCAGCGTATATATCCGACTCTGTCACCGATGCAACAACTAATACAATAACTGTAACCAACTCTGTTTCAGTAACTTCAGGTCACAAACGCGCAGTGCAGGTATATAAAGTTCTTGGTATAACCCAGACTCAACCAACAAGCGCTACAACAAGATTATCAACTACAATATCCGCTACTTGGACATCTCCAATAAAGTCTTGGAACAATATTCTTTTTAGTGCTATGGGAATTGAAGCGAGCCAATCCTCTGTTTCGGGAACTGTTGATATTTCTGGAGAAACTTGGTCAACAGTAAACTGGACCCGAGCAGGCGGAACAACGACTGCTGGTTTAGATTTAGCAAGCCAGTATAAAGTATTAACAACAAGTGGGACTGAATCTCTTAGATGGACTGGTTCTGCTAGTTCTGATAATATTGAACACGCTTTTATATTATCATATGACTCTGCTTATAAGTTTGCTCAAGGAACTGCCAGTATAAGTATAGTTGCCACTGCAACTGCAACTCTAACATTTCCACAGACAGCAACTGCAGTAATCAGCATAGGGGCTTCTGCTACAACTGATGGATTGCTTCGCTACCCTCTAGTTCTAGAAGGTTTAATTACCCTGGTCGCCGAGGGTATAGTAACGCTAACTCAGTCAGACATTCCTGCAGTTGGTAGTGCAAATATTGGCCTAGATGCTATTGGTTCGTTTGATACACTAACCTTAAGTCTCGGCACAGGAACTGCCAATATAGACCTTAATGGAGTAATAACTGCAACTCAATTAAAGTTGCCAGCAACAGCATCTGGAAATATAGATTTGACCTCAACAGCAGACGCAACAGTCGTAGCATTCGGACTGGTCGGCTGGGGAATACCACTTTAACAACAA